TTCACCTGTTGAGCGCGAAATAAATTCATTTGGAGAAATCTCAATTTATCCTGGAGATCGTTTGTTGATTCCGACAGGCTTGATTTTCAAGATCGATCATCGCAGGACAATTGAAACATACGCTGACATCTCACGCGCAGAATTGCCACTACAAAATCATAGTATTCGCCTCCATCCTCGCTCTGGACTTTCGTTGAAGAAAGGATTGATTCTTGCGAATTGCGAAGGCATCGTTGATGTGGATTATCAAGAAGAAGTGTTTGTCCTTTTAACAAACGTCTCAAAGATGCATGCAACGATTCGTAAAGGCGATCGCGTTGCTCAAGGCGAAATTGTTTGCAACGAACCGTTTCATATTGCTGTATTAAACACACGACCAGAGAAACACTCTGAGCGTAGTGGTGGATTTGGTTCAACTGGCGTTTCATCTGAAACTCCTCCAATGGAAGATTGGAAAATAGGTCCAGTTTGACTAAATAGTCTTTGGATGCCCATTTGGGGTCCATAACAATACTTGCTTATTAAAGGAGTAACAAAATGACTAATATTACCGCACTCACGGCTGCATCACTCGATCGTCTTCTACCAACAGCACTTGGTTTCGAGAATACGTTCGCTGCTCTTGATAATGCCGCTCATCTACTAACAGGATCTCAGAACACATTTCCACCTGTGAATGTCGTCAAAACAGACGAATATAATTTTATCGTGGAAGTTGCAGTTGCTGGATACAAACAAGATGAGATCGAAATCACTGCTGAGAAAAATTCTCTAAAGGTCAAAGGCAAAAAAGTAGAAACAGATGAACGCACATATCTTGTAAAAGGTATTGCTGGACGTCAGTTCTCTCGCCAATTTGTTTTGTCCGACACAGTAGTGGTTCGCGATGCTGAACTTGCTGATGGCATTCTTTCAATTCATCTTGAGAATGTCATTCCTGAAGAACAGAAGCCTCGTAAGATTCAAATCAAATAATCATTGAGAACTATATTATGATTCGTGATGAACTATCGTGGGATGAATTGTTTATCTTGCAGGCTACTCTGATCGCTCAGAAAAGCAAGGATCCGTCGACAAAGGTGGGGTGTGTAATCGTCAATGATGATAACGTCATCTTGTCGACGGGTTTTAATGGTTTTCCAAGAGGCATTGAAGAAGATTGGAAAGATCGCTGGAAGCGACCAGAAAAATATCATTGGGTTGAACACGCTGAACGCAATGCAATCTTTAATGCTGCTCGCGTTGGTGTTTCACTCAACAACTCACGCGCATATTTAAATTGGGAACCAAAGCCATGCGCTGATTGCACTCGCGCATTGATTCAAGCAGGGATCAAAGAAGTCATCGGTCCCAATCGTCCATGGCAGGGAGTCGGTGCTGGCAAGCATTACTCGATCGAACACGCCGAAACCATGCTGCGCGAGGCAGGAGTCCGAATACGCTATTTCGACCTGCCCCCAGAACTAGGGGAACCCCCATTCTAGGATCGCTCTCGCGCCTCCTCCGTTCGTTTTACGGGATCTCGTAAGTTGTTGATTTTACAAGAGTTTTTTCTGTTGTAGAATTCTGTGTTTTATACGATAATTGTTGTATGAAACAGTATCATTATATCATGTCTGAAAATGACAAATTCGGTGCTCGCCACACACTCTGGCATGTGGGAAATTACATGTATGAGATTGAATGCCGCAGCACAGGCAACAAGATTCGCCTCAACGACACCACGTTTGAACAGGCAAAACGTGTGTTCCAAGAGATGCTCGTAAGTTATTGATTTTACAAGAGTTATTTCTGTTGTATATTTCATGTCCGTGTGTTATAATAGTCTTATGAAATATGAAAACACTGTGAAAATTGGTGACGTCGTCAAATCTCTTGACTTCGTTGGTGTAAATGACTGCTATTATGTCGGTCTTGTGACTGCTGTTCTTTCAGACGGCACTTTCCGAGCCAACACGATCAAGCGTGTGTGGCAGGGAAAGACAGACAAGAAATTTCTGTCGGACACGTTTGTTGCTCCGCTTCCTGGCAATTCTTTCTTCGATGATCTCGCGGAAGAGAAAAATGCTGAGCCTCGCGTGCAGGTGGTGGCGTGATGCGTCTTGATCGTGGTCATGGCAGTCCGTATGATCGTGGTTCTGCCGACAGTTACTATCAGCGATCGTTTCGTCCGCACTATTTCGTGGGCGGCACTTATAACTCTGATGAGATTCAGCAGTCAGAAATGACTCTCGAAGAGTGTCAGGAGTATATTCGTGGCTGGCAGGACAATCAAGCCAGCGGTAATTTCAAGGACTGGGGTTGATATGAAAAAGCAAACTGAAACTTTGTTGAGTGAAGCAATTGATTTGGTGGATGCTGCTGATCATGTTCTTGCGAACACGATGACACAGTATGATCTGAGTGCAAAGGACTGTTATAGTCTTGCTGAGAAACTTGAGCGTGCTTGTCATCTGCTCTTGGTTGTTGGCGATCGCAAGACGCAGGAAGATTTAAATCGAATTCCGACCACTGAAGGAGTGCCGTTCTAATGGGATACTTTAAGAATATTGAGATTGACGTCATTGACATGTATCGTGAAGATGGCATGAAGGAAAAGGAAATTGCTACTTCATTGGGAATTTCTCTCGCGCAGGTTCATGAGATTCTTGCAGCGTATGAGAATCGAGATATGGATTATGATGAGTTAGATACTGACATGGTGTCGTATGATGATCTCACGTTTGAACCTAATGATATTGATTACAATGCGGAGCATTACTAATGAGTGACTTGTCAAAAATTGTTGAATTGTCTCGTCAACTTGAAGAGTTAGGATGTGCTGTTGTCATCTTCACAGAAGAAGAATTGCGCGGTGCACGACCAGACCTTGTTCAAGATCGTTTGATCGAACTTGGTTGGGACGTGATTGATGTTCTTGCTGAAGATGAGGAACAATTAGATGACGAATGAGTATCGTCGTTCTGTTCTTGCGCCGAGAGATCGAGTTAAGTTTGATCCAAAAAACCGTAAACATATGCTTGATTTTGCTCGATTTGTCAAGTACAATACATGGAAGGATGGTTGCTCTTATTTCTTGGAAGATCCATACACAGATATTCCAACGATGATTCGAGCAAAAATTGCTGATTACACTTTGTCTAAACTTGTGGAGAAGGTTTGATGCAAACACTTAATATCAATTTGATTCTAGTTCTTCTTTCTTTACACACGACAGTTTTCGTATATGTGGGAACGAAAATTGTTGAGTATCTTGATTGGAAGCGTAAGCGATTGGAGAACTCTAATGTCTAAAGAGGATTTTGAAGTCCATCCTCGCGGCACGACAGAAGAATTGAAGGCTCTTCGACATTTTGCCAACTCGATGATTGCTTTGAACGCGATTCATGACATGCCTGTTCCTCATGAGATGCGCGCAAAGATTCTTGAATTAAATCGTTTCTATAACATGCACGTGGAAACTTATCCTGTATGATGGTGTATTGCGCTGCACGCTTCAAGCCTAAAAAGAAGCGCAAGGTCAAAGGTGTTGTTGCGAAAAAGTATAACCGAAACGCTGCAATTCTCGGAATAGAGGAATTGCCGAGTTTGTCTTATGGTCCACGAGTGGGCGCAGATTCGGCACGGAAGGTTGAGTCGCTGAACTCTGATAAAATCTTTACAGAGAAAAGAGAGAGCCTGAAGTACACAGGCACTTTGGTGAAGGGAATTGCGACAATGCATAAAAGCAACGCAGTTCCTGTTATTGATGAAGAACAAATGAAAGATATTTCTCGCATGCGGCGAGGTTAAGGAGGATTTTATGAGTATTCGATCAAAGGCTATTGTTGAAACATTGAAATCGCTCGTATTTGTGAGTGTTGTTGCTGTTGGTTGGTATATTCTTCTTGAGATTCTTGGTCTTCAAGTAGGATTACTGCTCATGCTTGTGAGCATGATTGGTTGGTTTATTTGGTTGATATATGATTATTATGTCAACAAATTTACTGTTGAAGAGAAGTTTAAACTTTGATCAGCCCCTGTAAGGGGATTTGCGAACTAGACACCCGACGTGATTATTGCGTCGGGTGTTTTCGCACAAAAGAAGAAATAACTGTTTGGACAAAGTTGTCTTTGTCCGATCAACAGCGTATAATTGAAGAATGTAAACAACGCGAGGTGACATATGCCAGCAAAGACAGGCACTAAAGGTTTCGGAAAGGGTCGTGCTAAACTCGGATCAAAGAAGCGAAAGGCAAGACGCAAGAAGGGTTAATTATGAAAATTTCTATCGGAAAGTATCCGAAGAAAGGCGAGCAAAAAGTTTCTGTTCGTATTGATCCATGGGATACTTGGTCTATGGATCGTACACTTGCGCTCATCGTTCATCCGATGCTCAAGCAGTTGCACAAGACCAATCACGGCGCACCTTACACCGAAGACGAAGATGTTCCTGAGCATCTTCGTTCTACCAACGCAAAGCCAAAGAAGAATGAATGGGACACAGACTCCAATCACTTCAAGCGTTGGGACTGGATCATGAAAGAAATGATCTGGGCATTTGGCGAACTTGCTCGAGATCGCGATCCCAACTTCTTTATCAAGAAACCAAAATATAAATTTGTAAAGAAAGAGGGTCAAGATTGGAGCGAGATGGTCACAGTCAAAGAAGGTGTTTACGATTATGTGAAAGCAAAAGCATATCATGATCGCAAGAAAAATGCCTTTCGTTTGTTTGGAAAATACTATGAAAATCTTTGGGACTAATGTTCAATCATATTGATATAAGCGATCTTCTATTTCTTAAAGAACAATTTCAAAATGCTAAACCGTTTCAGCATGTTGTGATTGATAACTTCTTTGAGAAAGAATTCGCATTAAAACTCGCAACTGAATTTCCAAACCACGATGATTCTGTTTGGACGGTTGCGTATGATAATCCAGTAGAGAAAAAGAAAGCATGTTCTCACTGGGATAGATTTCCTGCATCAATCTATAACGCATTGTACAATCTCTGTGACAGTTCTTTTGTGAACTGCATTCAAACTATAACAGGCAATGAGCATCTCCGTTCTGATTTCGGATTGCATGGCGGTGGAATGCACTCACATAATGTTGGTGGGAAGTTGAATGTCCATAAAGACTATTCACTGCATCCTAAAATCCCATTCATGCGCAACTATAATCTAATCATCTATGTAACTCCAAATTGGAAGTCATCATGGGGCGGTGGTTTGGAATTGTGGAGTCATGACGAAAAAACCAATGAACCAAAAGAGTGTGTCACCAAGATTGATAACAAATTTAATCGTGCGGTGTTGTTTGATACAACACAAAACTCATGGCATGGTCTTCCTGAACCATTGCGTTGTCCTGCAGATACTGCGCGAAGAAGTCTCGCAGTTTATTATGTGAGTGACATAGATAGTAAAGCAGAGCCGAGAAAGCGAGCACTCTATGCTCCATATCGTGATCAAAAAGATGATCCAAGTGTCCTTGAATTTTGTAAAAAGAGAAGCGCATGAAAGTCTCAATCATAACTGCAACAGTCGGGAAACCAGAACTATCCCGATGCATTGAATCAGTCCGCAATCAAACATATAAAAACGTTGAACATATTGTTATTGTAGATGGTCGTCAAAGATGGGATTCTTCAGATGAAATTCTGAAGGCAACAGAATTCCCAAATGGAGCGAATGAACATGTTTGCGTATTACCATATCCTACAGGCACTAATCGTTTTAATGGTCATCGTGTGTACGGTGGCTTTACTTTTCTCGCAAGTGGCGATTATGTTATCTGGTTAGATGATGATAACACACTTGAACCGAATCATGTTGAGTCTCTCGTTAAACTTGTACAAGAAAAAGAATTGCAATGGGCATATTCATTCCGAAAGATTGTTGATGACAAGTACAACTTTATTTGTAACGACGATTGCGAGAGTCTCGGAATCTGGAAGTCAGTCTTGAATGATCATTTCGTAGACGTAAATTGTTTCTTTGTTCGCAAGGATATAGCAATTCAAATTGCTCCAATTTGGTATCGTCAAGCCAGAGAACCTGGAGTCATGGAAGTCGATCGAGCATTGACTGCAGTATTGATGCATCCAAATAATAAGTTGGGGTTTGACACAACCCGAGATTATACGGTAAACTATAGAGTCGGCAGCACTGGTATCTCGGTACAAGCAGATTTCTTTAAGAAAGGCAACGAAGCAATGCTGCAATTTTACAATGGAGTTCTTCCATGGAGAAAATGAAATTACCACCATCGTCATACGACGTATTTGATACGTTGATTGCTCGAAGATTTATCACCAACGATTACATTCTGCAAATTATACAATCAACATCTAGAAACCCGATGTTTTTGGATGCAAGAAAAGCAGCAGACAATGGAAACAGATCGTTGTATCAAATTTATCAAGAGTTAGTCAATCAAGAGATCATCAACGAAAGTGAACTCATGAGGTTCTATAAACTTGAAGTTGAACTTGAAAAAAAGCATTCATTTGCATTGTCTAATATCGACACTGTTCGCGATGGAGATGTTCTTATCTCAGACATGTACTTTTCTGGTGCAGACATTTTAGAACTAGTGCGCTCTGCTGGGTGTCAATCTCAAGTTACGATCTATCAATCAAACTCTGATAAAAGAACAGGGGTGCTTTGGGATAAATTGAAAGGGATTAAACTTCTTTCGCACACTGGAGACAACATCACATCAGACGTTGAAAATGCTCGAGAAAGAGGATTTGATGCAGAACACTTTGTTGATGCGATCACATTCACTGGAATCGAAAAGGTATTGCTTGAAAACAAATTGAGTTTTCTTGGTTGTCTGGTTCGTGAGACCAGACTTCGCAATTTCTATCCGAAAAATAGAATGTTGAGCGATATCTCGTGTCAACTAAATCTTCCGATGCTTTTGATTGCATGCGAGTTGTTGCATCGTCGTCATGCAGACGAAAATATTGTTTTCCTCGGTAGAGATTGCCAACTTCTGTATAAACTCTACAATGCGTTTTATCGAAATGCGTATTATATTCCATTCTCGCGAAAGGTCGCATATGAGCAACCTGAAGATGCAGTTGGATTTTTAAAGGCACATATGCCTCCAAATGCAGTGTTGGTGGATGTTTCAAGCACAGGAGCAACGTGGGAGCATCTGTGTAAATTACATCCATTCAACGTTGATGTTTTGATTTACTCTGATGTGTTTCATTATAACAAAACAAAACCGACGCTGCCGTCGACATTCAATTTCTTGATGACTAACACTCAGATTGGTCAGACAAATGAGATGATTGAAGTGTTCAATTGCGCCGATCATGGTTATCTGAAATCTATTAAGAATCACAACGGTGTCTATTTTGCTGAATTTGGTGGATGTGAAATGGGTGAGGATGATCTGGTAGATATCCACTATCCAATTAATCTTGCAGTAGAGACAGCGCCCAACTATGGCACAAATCTCGCAACAGAACTTTCCCATATGAGTCATGATAATTTGGTCCAATTGTTTAAAGAATTTTCAGAATTGCTCTGCAAGAAAACAGAAGTGCTTTCAACGCTCGGCGATTATATGATGCTGCAGAACAAATATATGGAAGAGGTTAGAAATGCACAGAATCGTTAATCCTTTCGTGTATCACGAAATTGAAGCGAGTAGGATGCCAAATCCTACTATCCCCGCATGGCTAGATGAATCATACAGTCAGAACTATGAGGATGTTGTGATCAATCAAATGATAACAGCATATGCTCGTAGAAATCGTTTGCCTGGATTCAAACTCAGTTATCTTGAGATTGGTGGCAATCATCCAGTGTGCACTAGTGCTTCGTTTTTAATGCACAAAGTTTATGGCATTACGGGAATGATTGTTGAGCCCAATCCTGTTCTTGCTGATCAATTGCGTAAACATCGTCCATTTGACCATATTGTTGAAGCCGCAGTTGTTGATAATGATCAAAAAGAAATTGAGTTCTTTGTGAGCACTCAAAACGAATTGTCAACATTGAGTAAAGACTTCGTCGAAAAGAATCGTTTAACAACACAGACAATTAAAGTTCGCACAGTTCGAATCAATGAGTTGCTTGAATCAATGAAGGAAGTTGATTCTTTATTACTCAGTATTGATATTGAAGGATTGGATCTTGCGGTATTGAAGGATATTGATTTTGATAAGTACAGACCGCACTTCATCACAATTGAACCAAGCGAACATATTGCTCCTGGAACAACAGATGCTATTCTAGATTTTCTTAAAGAAAAGGAATATCGTTTGGTTGCTCAGAACTATGTCAATTTAATTTTTGAAGATAAGAGAAAACCATGAACGCATGCATCGCATCTTATTACATGCCCAACATTAATCCTAAAACGGTTAAGTTGCAAACCGAGGTCGTAAAGAAATTCAATCGAACTAAACTTCCACATTTCGTCGTTAAAGGTGAGATGCCTCATGGAATCTTTATGGATTATTTCTGGACTTGTATGGGTGAACCAGTAAAAAGTATCAATGTTGAAATTCCAAAAACAATGATGTTTGATTACGTCTTGTTTTTAGATATTGATTGCATTCCTGTAAGTGAGAATGCAATTGATTACTATGTTTCAAGAGCACTTGATGGTGTACTGATTGGCAATGCCCAGAGGTCTGGACACATTCAGAATAACAATCATTTGTTTGCAGCACCTTCTGCCGTTGCATTGTCCAGAGAAAATTTCGTGAAGATGGATCGACCATCTGCCCTTGAAACTGCTCGCGGCGATGTTGCCGAAGAATATACTTATGAAGCAGAAAGAGTCGGCATTCAAGTTGACATGCTACCGCCAAAGAGATATGATAGAGATGTATTTCGTTATGACTGGGAACAAGATCGACGTCCATATTGGACTCTAGAACATGGACTGCCAAATTATGGTCTTGGTACAACATACGGAAACGAGGAAATTGGTGATTTGTTCTGGCACAATTTCCAAATTCGAGTTCCAGGACAAGAAGAACACTTTTGGAAAAAATGTGAGGATTTACTAAATGGCTAATCGTAGTGATTTTTTTAACGCTAAACTTCCGCGCTCAATCAAGCGTATGCTGACAATGGGTCAAGTTTATAATTTTACTGGTGATCAGCATGCACGTGGCGATCTTCGTCGCGCAATGATTGCTGCACATGCAAGTCATGTTGGCTTTAAGATGAAGCGTCAATCAAGCGACACATCAACAGCAGAATGAACAGTTTATCAGAACTGCGCGATCTTCTTTTGAAACAAGAAATTGTTATCCAAGAGTTTGATGGTTGGAAATTGCGAGTTGGAAAGGACACTTGGACAATGATAGATGGTGTGTTTTTTAGAAACAATTTACCACAAAGTCTAAAAGAAAAAGGTTTATTTGATAATTACAAAAGGAAGAAACAAAATGTCGAACATCAAGTCTCTCAAACTCGCAAGTGGCGAGGAATTAGTAGTCGAAATTACAAATGAGAATGAAGACAAACTAACATTCAAGAATCCAGTTGCTTGTGTGCTGCAGCGAGGTCAGGAAGGTCCAGTTCTTGGATTTATGCCTTGGATGCAATCAAGCAATGGTCCATTTACTGTTGATAAGGTACATGTCATTGTCAATTGCGAAGTTGCCGATGAAGTGAAAAACGGGTATAATCAAATCTTCGGGGCAGGAATTGTTGTGCCTCCAAAGCAATTGATTGTGGGGTAAACTTGTCAGATTTCTATACGAACATTGCGGTATCTGGAAAATATATCCTATATCGCGGCATCGAGAATGATAAGAGGGTCAGACGGAAGGTTGAATTCCGTCCGACCTTTTATCTTTTGGCGAACGAGAAAACGGAATTCACCACACTTGCTGGTGAATATGTTAAACCAATACAACCTGGAACCATTCCAGAATGTCGTGAATTTTTACAGAGGTACGAAAGTGTCGACAATTTTCCTATTTTTGGGAATAATCGCTATGAGTATGCTTATATTGCTGATGAGTATCCTGACGATATTCTTTGGGATGTCAGTAAAATACTTATTGCCTATCTTGATATCGAAGTTGGATCCGAAAACGGATTTCCAGAACCAAGAGATGCAAACGAATCAATCACAGCAATCTCTATCAAAGTCAAGGGTAATTATTTTGTGTTTGGTTGTGGCGATTATAGCAAGCACCGTGACGACGTGCACTATGCAAAGTGCCGTGATGAGTCCGATCTCATACGACGCTTCCTCGACCTATGGACAAGATGGCATCCAGATGTAGTCACTGGTTGGAACGTCGAGCAATTCGATATTCCATATCTTGCCAATCGTATCATCAAACTGTTCGGTGAGGATGAAGCCAAGAAACTGTCACCTTGGAACCGAATCAACAAACGCGAAACAGTGATGATGAATCGCCCTGTGCAGTTCTATGACATTTCTGGTATTGCGATTCTTGACTACATCCAACTCTATCGTAAGTTTACCTATTCACAACAAGAGTCTTATCGTCTTGATCATATTGCTCATGTTGAATTGAATGAGAAGAAATTAGATTATTCTGAATTCGAAAACCTGCACCAACTTTACAAACACGACTATCAAAAGTTCATTGAGTATAACATCAAGGACGTTGAACTTGTTGAGAAACTCGAAGACAAGATGAAGTTGATTGAGTTGGCATTGACTCTTGCGTATGATAACAAAGTAAACTATGACGACGTGTTCACGCAAGTGCGCATGTGGGATGCGATTGTTTACAATTATCTGCTGAGAAAGAACATTGTGATTCCGCAAATGTCTCGCAGCATCAAGAGTTCTCAGTATGAGGGTGCGTATGTTAAAGATCCAATCTGCGGAATGCATGAGTGGGTTGCATCATTTGACTTGAACAGTCTGTATCCACACTTGATCATGCAGTATAACATTTCAATGGAAACTCTCGTTGATCAAGGTAAACATCCTGCTCTGCAGAATTTCTTGAGTAACAACAGAGTCAACGTTGATAATCTGCTACATCAGAAGATTGACACTAGTGAGTTGGCTGGTCTTGGTGTAACACTTACGCCGAATGGGCAGTTCTTTAATGTGTCGAAAGGTCAGGGTGTGCTTCCTGAAATTATGGACAGCATGTATAAAGACCGCACACGCTACAAGAAGTTGGCACTTGAAGCAAAAAAGAAAATCGAAACTGTTCTTGAAGATAAGAACCAAGTCCACTATCTTGAGAAACAAGTTGCGCGATATAACAATCTTCAGTTGGCTAAAAAGGTTACGTTAAACTCCGCTTACGGTGCTCTAGGTAATCAATACTTCCGCTTCTTTGATATTCGTATCGCTGAAGGCATTACAACAGCAGGTCAGTTGTCTATTCGTTGGATTGAAAAGAAGATTAACGAGTATATGAATGGCTTGCTGAAAACAAAAGACGAAGATTATGTAATCGCATCTGATACTGACTCGATCTATTTGAACATGGGTCCGTTGGTCAAGAAACTGTATCCTGATACAACAGACACCAAGAAAGTCATTAAGTTTATGGATAAGGTTTGTGATGATAAGATCCAGCCATTCATTGATTCTTCCTATGAAGAACTGAAGGAATATGTCAATGCGTTCCAACAGCGTATGGAAATGAAGCGTGAGTCTCTTGCTGATAAAGCAATCTGGACTGCCAAGAAACGATATATTCTCAATGTTCATAACAGCGAAGGCGTGGCATATGCCAAACCAAAACTCAAGATCATGGGTCTTGAAGCGGTTAAGTCTTCAACACCATCTGCTTGTCGTCAGAAGATTAAAGAAGCAATCAATATCATCATGACGCAAACTCAAGATGACTTGCATAAGTTTATTGACAAGTTTAGAACAGACTTCAAGAAATTGCCAGTCGAAGAAATCTCATTCCCAAGATCTGTAAATGGTCTTGGAGAATATGCAGACGCTGCAAGCATCTTTAAGAAAGGAACTCCGATTCACGTGAAGGGTGCGTTGGTATACAATCACTTCATCAAGTCATCTAAATTGACCAAGAAGTATCAATTGATCCAAGAAGGTGAGAAGATTAAATTTGTTTATCTGAAACAACCAAACGTTTTCAATAACAATACTCTTGCGTTCCTTTCTTCCTTGCCGAAACAGTTTGATGCGCAACAATACATCGACTATGATCTACAATTTGATAAGTCGTTTCTTGAACCGTTGCAAATCATTCTGACGGCAATTAATTGGCAATCTGAAAAGATTAACTCTCTAGATTGCTTTTTCGATTGATCTGTTATAGAATACAAATATCTCATTACGGAGAACAAACATGAGCCTACTTGATAAGTTGAAGAAAAATTCTACAATTAAAGACACCGCTATTCTTGCTAACTCCAAGTTCTTTGCTGCAAAGGACATGATCCAGACTAGCATTCCTGTCGTGAACGTTGCGTTCTCTGGCGATCTTGATGGTGGCTTCACTCCTGGACTCACGATGTGGGCTGGTCCTTCGAAGCACTTCAAGACTGCATTCAGTCTCTTGATGGTGAAAGCATATCAAGACAAGTATCCAGACGCTGTTGTTCTTTTCTATGACTCAGAGTTTGGTACTCCGCAAAATTATTTCAGTTCATTTGGTATTGATACCGATCGTGTTGTTCACACTCCAATCACGGATGTTGAACAATTGAAGTTTGATGTGATGAATCAATTGCAAAACATTGAGCGTGGCGAGCGCGTGATGATTGTTGTTGACTCCATTGGTAATCTTGCATCGAAGAAAGAAGTTGAGGATGCACTTGAGCAAAAGTCAGTTGGGGATATGACTCGTGCCAAGCAAATAAAATCCCTGTTCCGTATGGTGACGCCTCACCTCACCCTTAAAGACATTCCTATGGTTGTAGTAAATCATACCTACAAAGAAATCGGTATGTTTCCCAAGGATATTGTTGGTGGCGGAACAGGTTCCTATTACTCTGCTGATAACATCTATATTCTTGGTCGTCAACAAGAAAAGGATGGTCAGGATCTAATTGGCTATAACTTTATCATCAACGTTGAGAAGTCGCGTTATGTTCGCGAGAAAGCCAAGATCCCTGTGACTGTGCGCTTTGATGGTGGCATCAGTAAGTTCAGTGGTCTGCTTGAGATGGCACTTGAATCTGGTCACGTTGTCAAGCCAAGCAATGGTTGGTATGCTAAAGTAAATACTGAAACTGGTGAAGTCCAAGACAAGAAGTGGCGTATTGCTGATACAGAGTCGGCTGATTTCTGGACTAGCATCCTTGCTGATGAATCATTCAAAGAGTGGGTGCGCAAGAATTATCAATTCAGTTCTGCAGTTGCTGGCAATCTAGACGCAGAGGCAGAAGATGAGTAAGATCTACGATCTAATTGCTAAACTTGAATTTTGGTATGCTCGAAAGTTCATCAAATTAGACAAACATTACACATTCTTTGTTGATTTGAATGGTGAACCTGGATCGTTTGCAATTAAATTTCTCAAGAAATATGATGGTGTAATTGTTGAGTTTAAAGATGTGAAGGTTTCTGATGACGGTCAATTAACATTTGATTATGATGTCATCTCAAATGTAAACAATTGTGATGTGAAATCTCAGAGGTTTGTTCGCTTTACTTCTAACGTGATGCGTAATATACTTCTGAGTGCTATTGAGAATTCAATTGGGGATAGGAATGAAAACAGAGAACTTGATCTTGTCGAATCTGATTCGGAACGAAGCATTCATGAGGAAATCTCTGCCGTTCTTGAAGAAAGAGTATCTGACCGAAAGCCACGAAAGAAAACTATTCGAGGAAATAAAGGAATTCGTTCTAAAGTATAACAGCCTTCCTCCGATTGCGGCTCTTCAAATTTCTCTCAAAGAGTCGACCAAACTCACAGAGGTTGAGTTAAATAAGTCTCTTGAACTGCTAAAGGAAGTAGCAAGTGACAAATCAGAACAAAAACTCGAATGGCTTCTTGACACTACAGAAAAGTTTTGTCAAGAAAAAGCAATCTATAATGCTATCATGGACAGCATTCAGATACTCGATGGCAAAGATCAGGCGAGGGGCAAAGGAAGCATTCCTACTCTTTTGTCTGATGCTTTGGGGGTTAGTTTCGATCCTCACATTGGTCACGACTTTTTGGATAGTTACGCTGATCGGTATGATTTCTATCATCGTATCGAAAAAAGAATCCCTTTTGATTTGGAGTATTTCAACAAAATCACTAAAGGAGGATTGCCGCAAAAGACCCTTAACATTGCTCTTGCAGGTACTGGCGTCGGCAAGTCTCTGTTTATGTGCCATGTGGCTGCTTCTTGTTTGGTTCAGAACTACAACGTTCTTTACATTACTCTAGAAATGGCTGAAGAGAAGATCGCCGAACGTATTGACGCGAATCTTCTCAATGTGAACCTGGACGATCTCATGAACATGCCGAAAGACATGTATGAGAAGCGCATGGGTAAACTGAAGGAAAAGGTCAAGGGTAAGTTGATCATTAAAGAATATCCAACTGCATCTGCTAATCCTGCTCACTTTCGCGCACTGATCAATGATCTTGCTCTGAAGAAAAACTTTCGTCCAGATATTATTTTTGTTGACTATCTAAATATTTGTGCGTCAGCGCGAATCAAAGCAGGTGCGAATGTCAACTCCTATACCTATATCAAAGCGATTGCTGAAGAACTTCGCGGCTTGGCGGTGGAGAATAATGTACCGATCGTTTCGGCTACTCAGACGACTCGATCTGGCTTTAGCAACTCGGATCCTGGACTAGAGGATACTTCTGAATCGTTTGGTCTGCCAGCAACTGCTGACTTCATGTTTGCTTTGGTGAGCACAGAGGAACTTCAGCAATTGAATCAGATCCTTGTAAAGCAGTTGAAAAACAGATATAATGATCCTAATCTCCACAAGAGATTTACGGTTGGTATTGATCGAGGTAAGATGAAACTTTATGATCTTGAGCAGAAAGCCCAAGATGCTGTGATGCAGGAAACAGAATCGAAGCCAGTCTTCGATCGAGGTCGTAGCGCAGATAAGTTTAAGAATCTGAAAGTGTAATGCAATTAAAAAAGATCGAAAAGAAGGTATATGCTCTTGCCGAAAATTGGGTCGGTGAGAAACATATACCTTCAATCATTCGTGAGTTGAACAAAGCGTTCAAGCCGTATATTGTTTGCTTTTCGTCAGAAAGATTTGACTCTGAATACTATGAAGATCATAATGTAATTATAAATGCGCATTACTGTAACAAGATTTCAGATTTTATTCCAGAGCATATCTACATCAGTCTACATTTCCCGAAAGACTCCAAGAAAGCAATCATAACTGAAAGGGGTGCAAAGAATCTTGCTGTAAAGATTATTCGAGCAATTCACCATGAGTATAGACACAAACATCAGCAAAAACAACGACCATTTCTTCTGCAAAAAGAATACAAGCCAAAACCAAAACAAAACAAACTCAAAGCAATGTATTATGGAAACCCAGATGAAATTGATGCTCATGCTTATGAAACTCAGGCTGAAAAACTCGATATAAATAAATTACGGCACGCACATAAGATTGGTTGGCGAGAATGCGAAGCAGTCTTCATGTATCGCCAAACATTTCGAAAACAAGATCCAAAAGTCTGGAAAAGATTTCTCAAAAAGGTCTATAAGAATGGCTGCAGATAACAAAGGAATTTTATATGAGGGCAAAATTAATAAATTGCTCAAAAAATATAAAATTCAAAGTTCAGGATTTCAGGGTGCAGGAGCAGATTCAAATGCACCAGACGCTGAAATCATTATCAAAGGTGTGAAATACAAAGTCGAAGTTAAGTTGGATCTCAAGGTTGATTTTGGTCAAGGTTCTCTAGATTATGATCTTAAAAAGAGAAAATGGATATTGGGTGGAGCAAAAACAGAATCCGCCGAACAGATGAGAGAATTTTTAACTTCTATCAAAGTCCCTGAACTTGTAAACAAAGAATGGGGCAGCGCTGGACCACCAAGAAAATTTACAGTACCACTAGATAAGTTTAAACCTTCTGACGTTGCGCATGATTATGCCAAGTTCAAAGATCGATTTATTGATGTGAAAGCAAGTGCTGTTGCAGATTACTACGCAAGTAAAAAAACTTATTATATTCAAATTGGGAAGTATGGTTTGTTTTATATGGGTAAGGACGTTGCAAAACTTGGCGTTCCAGAATTCAATCCAAAACTACGTTTACGCATCAGACTAAAACGCGGTGGAAGCACCCCTATATACAACTATAGATTTTCAACAGCACTACAGGCTGTGTCATTAAACAAATCAGACGTTGATTTAGAGAATGATAAAGATTTAATTGTTATTGCAGCGAGGGCGAAGAAATAATTTATGACTACATTTGTGACTGGTGGCTTGGGTTTTATTGGTTCTAACTTTGTAATCTCTCATCTGAATAAGTATCCTGATGATGAGATCATTGTTATCGACAATTGTTCATATGCGGCGGATGAACATAATCTAGACGGTTATTGGAACGATTGGCGACTCAAACTCAAACGTTGCGACATTCGCAACTTCGGACATTTGGAGAGTTTGTATCATGATTTCGAACCGCATATTACTTTCCATTTTGCTGCTGAATCTCATGTGGATAATTCCATTCGTGGTGACGACGTTTTCTTGGATACAAATATTTACGGAACTCACAATATCCTCAAGTGTATCCGTAAACACGGTGGGAAATTAGTACACGTTTCTACTGACGAAGTCTATGGAAGTTTGGGTCATGATGATCTAGGTTTCACCGAAAACACACCATACGATCCTCGCAATCCATACTCTGCCACCAAAGCAGCGAGCGATCATCTTGTTCGATCATATGTTAACACACATAAGATTGAAGCCGTTGTAACTAACTGTTCAAACAACTACGGTCCGCGACAACACGCAGAAAAATTCATCCCAACGATCATTCGTAATATTAAAAACAATACACCAGTTCCTCTATACGGCACTGGTCAGAATGTTCGCGATTGGCTGTTTGTTGAGGATCACTGCGACGCTCTATTGACAATCGGTGCGAACTTTAAATCTGGCGAGCGATATAATATTGGTGGTGGTGTTGAGATGAGTAACCTCGACATGATCACAACTATTCTTGATCTTATGGGCAAGCCAGTAAACATGTATCAGAACTGGATTAATTTTGTTCCAGATCGCAAAGGTCATGACTTTAGATATTCTATGAATAGCAAAAAGATTCAACGAGAACTTGGATGGCAAGCCAAGACTAACTTCATTGATGGACTCACAAAAACATTGGAGTGGTATAATAATGCGTAAAGGAATTATTCTATCAGGAGGATTGGGTACACGCCTATATCCTTGCACGAAAGTGATTTCAAAACAATTGCTTCCAATTTATGATAAACCGCTTGTCTATTATCCTATCTCAACGTTGATGTTGGCAGGAATTCGAGATATACTCATTATCACTTCACCAGCAGATCGTGGACCTTTTGAAAATTTGATTGGTGATGGATCGCAATGGGGATTGAATATCTCTTATGCTGTTCAATTGGAGCCAAATGGTATCGCTGAATGCTTCCGCATTGCTGAAAAGTGGATTGGTCGAGACGATGTTACATTGATTCTTGGTGACAATCTTTTCTACGGAAATGATTTGATCAATCGATTCAATTCAGCAAACTGGAATAACACAGGTTGCACTTTGTTTGCATATCATGTAAATGATCCAGAACGATTTGGTGTTCTTGAAGTTGACAACAATGGTGATCCAATTAGAGTTGTTGAGAAACCGCAAGTACCACCGAGCAATTATGCGATCACTGGACTTTACTTCTATGACAATAGAGTAGTAGACTATGCATGGCAGATCGCACCTTCTGCTCGCGGTGAACTTGAGATTACAGATATTAATAATCTTTACATGAAAGATCACAATTGTAAAGTTGAATATTTGAATCGTGGTATTGCTTGGATTGATACAGGCACGTTTGAGTCTCTTGCTGAAGCATCTGTATTTGTTGGTTCAGTGCAAAAGAGAACAGGAATGATGATTGCATGCCCAGAAGAAATTGCTCTTCGAAACGCATGGGTCACAGAGCGGCAGGTGCAACAGGCTGCTGATAAGTATAGTAAGTCGGATTATGGTAAGTATCTTTATAAAATTCTACACACGAGGATTTAATTATGCATTTTTTAGTTGTTGGTCGAGGATGGACTGGTCGTAAAGTATTTGAAGAATTGGTGACACGTGGGTACGTCGTGACGCTCTGTTCCCATGATGATGCTGTTGAAGCATTGCATCGTGCAACTTACGATTGGGTTGTGAACTGTGCGGGTGTAACTGGAACACCAAACGTTGATGCTTGTGAAGCAAACAAAGAGAATACTATTTACGGAAATGCGATTTTCCCAGGAATCTTGAGCGAAGCCGCCGAAAAGACTGGAACTCGTATGGCACACTTCTCAAGTGGCTGTATCTACATGGGCGAAATTAAAGACGTAAATGCTGCTCCGAACTATTTCGGAAGCACGTATTCAATCTCAAAGGGTGTATCTGACATTTATCTCGGCAAAAAAGCCCAAGTCTATCGTATTCGTATGCCGTTTACAGGATCTGTTGAGCAGAAAAACTATCTGAACAAGGTCTACAACTATGCCAAGAATGCAAAGTTGATTGACGCTGGACAGAACTCACTTACCGATCTTGATGAGGCAGTGCGTGTGGCTTGCGATCTTATGGTTGCTGAAGAGCCAAACGGATATTACAATCTTGTGAATAAAGGTTCGGTCAGTATGCATGAACTCGCCGATTTGATGGGTATTCGTCCTGAATGGTTTACTCCAGAGGAATTCCGTAATGCGACAGCCGCAGGTCGTTCGACTTGTACGATTCCTGCGCATGAGGGAATGAGCGATATTCGAGAGGCTCTAGTCCGAGCAATTCAAAAGATGAAACCACATTTGAACTAAATAAGAGGTAATAATCCCACAGTGTGGAGAGAGAATGTTTGGGTTCAAGCAGTATATACCATTAACAGAAGAAGTTAAGCCTAAAAGTGCTGCAAGAGGAATTCAACACCTTCCGCATCCATTCGAATCGGCATTTCATGCTCGTCGAGGCGCAATCGGATCGGCTCTCTCCAAGATTCAAGGCGTTGTAAGTGGGCGCACTCCTGTAACTCGTAAAATTGACGATCGTATGTCTTTTCAGGTCACTAAAACCCCTGAAGGTAAGGTCGGCGTAAAATATAAGGGTCCAGGTGCACAATACAACTATTCGCCAGAAGATATAAAACAGCAGTATAGCAAAAAGCCATACGTCGCTGGTCCGCTTATGAACATATTGCGCCATGTTCATAAGGTTCTTCCAGAAGGATCTGGAGAGTATCAGGGTGGATATTTAAGTTCTCTTGAAGACCGCAAAGAAGAAGACGGTCATATTAGCCACACTCCAAATACAATCAAGTATTCAATTTCTAAAAATACTCCAGAAGGCAAGAAACTCGCCAAAGCGCCATTGAGCATTGCATTGCATTCCAGAATAGATGCAAGTGGCAAGGTCAGCCCTATTGAGGCTGGCGAATTAAAAGAACATCCAGACGTTCACGTGATGAGTCACGTTGTTTCTGGCGAAGAAAGAAAACTCAGCCCTGAAGCAAAAAGAAAGGCAATGGAACATCTTGCCGCTGCCAAGAAACTCGCTAAAGATCATCCGCATGAACACTTGACTGGTCATGAAGAAACTCTACAGCGTTACGCAAACTCAACAATTGATACTGGCGAAAAGCCATCCGTAAAGGGTTACAAGAAGTTTCTTGAGAAGTATCACCAAAAGCGTATTGATTCTGTTAAGACAGAAAAATCTAAAAATCAAAAACGCGACGAAATGCAGGCTGCATTAAACCATGTTGATGAACACATGGGTAAATTCGATCGTTCGTTTGAGATCCACCATCATTTACAAAAAGCAACGTATGCCGCTGCAGATGCGCTATCCAAAACTGCACATGGTGGATATAAACATAGCATTGACAATATTGAATCAACAGGCGAAGGTTTTGTTGCTGGTGGCGTTAAGTTTGTTCCACGCAAGTTTACAGAAGCCAATCGTAAACGATCTGCAATCTTGAAGGCACAAAAGAGCGTAATATGAGCAAAGCAACATTTACATTTGGAAGATTTAATGCTCCTACCGAAACAGGGCATGGAAAATTAATTAGCGCAGTTCAGGCGCATGCTGAAAAGACTGGCGGGAAACATTATGTGTTTCCTTCGCACTCACAAGATGCTAAAAAGAATCCACTTGCTCATGGCGAAAAAGTTGGATTCATGCGTCGTCTATTCCCAAATGCAAATATAGTCTCAAGCGGTAAAGTGCGCACTGCTATTGACGCAATGAAGCATTTAGAAAAGCAAGGTCACACTCATGTAACCATGGTTGTTGGCTCTGATCGCGTTGGAGAGTTCGATTCTCTACTCAATAAATATAGAACTAAAGAATTTCCTGGTATCAAAAAAGTCGACGTAAGATCAGCAGGTCATCGAGATCCTGATGCCGAAGGCGCAGAAGGTATGTCTGCTTCTAAACTTCGCGACTTGGTGAGGCACGGAAAAGAAAAAGAATTTATCTCGCATTACAGTGATAAAGAACTTGGTAAACAAATACACGATAAATTGAAAAAAGGTATGCAAATGGAATCAACAGCCCCTATTGGTATTTTTCTACTTGGTGGTCCAGGAAGCGGAAAGGACTATGTTCTTAAGAACATCTTTTCTCGTTTTGATTTGACTGAAGTTCAGATCGATCAGGTTCTTTCTGGAAATGCATCAGAACTCGTAGAAAGCAAAACTAATATTGTTATCAATGGCGCTGCTGATGCTGAGAAAATTGCACTAGTGCAAGCAATGCTTGAAGGATATGAGTTTGATCATGTCTACGTTTCTGTTTCAAATAAAGTCTCAAAACTTCGCAACGAATCCCGCGAACAACCTCTTGTAGAAAATAAGAGATTGGAGAAGTGGTATCGTGCAGAAAAACTCGCCGAAGAATTAGATTGTTTTGTGTTTAACAATTCAATCAATCTCCATGAATCAACAGACATGGAAAAAGTATTCTTTGCATCTCAGATCGAAAAACTTCTCGAGCGCATCTCAAACCACGGATTGGAGATTCTAGAAACCCCAAACCCAAAGTCTTTTTTAACGATAAAAGAAAAGTATGCTCCAGTTCCAAAAGATAAGGAGTCTGGTTTACCAAAGAAATATGTCGCTGGATTAAGTCCATCAACTGCAAAAGCACGTAAGGCTCATTGGAAAAAGATGGGCAAGTTATCAGATAAAGATCCACGTGCATATGAACCTGCTCCTGGCGACAAAACAGCAAAGACAAAACCAAGCAAGCATACTCTTGCTGTTCGTAAAATGATGGCAAACGAAGCCGAAGAATTGCCAAAGAAACTTCGCCATGTTGCAAAGTCTGGTAACATCACGGCAGTGAAAGAACGTCAGAAAGAAAATAAGATCGAAGAATCAGATTCTTCTCTAGCAGCAAAGGCAGCAAAGTCTGGCGTTTCTGTATCAACACTCCGCAAAGTCTACAAGCGCGGTGTTGCTGCATGGAACTCTGGTCACCGTCCAGGAACAACACCACAACAGTGGGGTCATGCTCGTGTAAACTCTTATATCAACAAGGGTAAGACTTATCACACAGCAGATAAAGATCTCCGTGAAGACGCAGACATCAATGAGTTGTTTGACCAAGAAGTTTGCTGCCCAGAAATGAATGAGGCTGTTGTTGATATCACACCAACGATCTCTACAAAGAAACCAAAGAAAGGAAAAATGACTCCAGGAGATCTTCGCAGTTCAACGCTAGATGGTCTTCCAACAGTTTCTCTTATTAAAGTAGAAGAAAAGAAACCACTAAAACATTTTATGCCAACGCCTCGTCAGGTTCCAGGACCAAAAGCAGGGCATCCAGTTCCTCCAGGATATGAGCGCGTGAAGACTTGGGGTGGCGGTACTGAATTACGAAAGATTCCAGATTGGAAATATCAAAAGTCCGTCATTCGCATTGGACAGACTGGAGACAAAGAAAAGTTGAAAGCAGTCTTAGACAAGAAATTGTCTGTAAAGGAAGCCGTTGAATATCATCTTGAAAATAAGATCTCATTCACCGAAAACGTTTTCCGTCCAGGATCTGACATGTTTTTTGAGATGATCTCAGAAGCCAAACGTCTTTATAGCGAAGGCACATACGAGCCACAAGATGAGTGGGAAAAGGATCTACTCAAATCAGACATTGGCGAAAAAGCGATGTTTGAGGGTCAGGAAGTTCTTCTTGATTTCCCATTCGAAGAAGAAATCAACGAAGAAGATAAGACCGACGGAAAGGGTATTGGCAAGCCATGGCGTGAAGGTGGCGGCGGTGCGGTTTATGTTCGCACTGGCGACGGTGGAATTAAAAAGGTTCGTTTCAGTCAATCTGGAATGGCAAAGAAATTTAATGATCCAGCCGCAACTCGCAGTTTCGTTGCTCGCCATCATTGCTTGTCAAATAAGGACAAGACTTCAGCCTCTTATTGGGCTTGTCGTTATCCAAGATTTTTCAGTAACTCTGGCAAACTTTGGTGGTAATGGATAAACCATACACAGACGAAAAACTAAATACTTGGACGTTCGTGCGCACATTCAAGCACGATGTTCTTGTCGAAGAATTAGCATGGCACCGTGATGAGAAAGGAAGATATATTGAGATTTTAGAAGGTTCTGGTTGGGAAATTCAATTTGAAGATGAATTACCCTATAAGTTATATAAAGGCGATCACTTTTTTATACCTGCCAAAACTTTCCATAGAATTAAACGTGGAACAACAGACTTAAAAATAAAGATTGAGGAATTCGATGAAATACCATAACCTAGTTGAACAAGCAGAACAAATGGTCACCGAACAAGCAGAACCTGCTCTCATTAATGCACTAATGAATGTATTTTCAGATGCATTTGTGTTCTACTTTAAAGCCCACTCTTTCCACTGGAACGTAGTTGGGAAAGATTTTCCTCAATACCATGAATTTTTCGGTAAAGTATACGAAGGCGTCTTTGATAATATGGACCGCCTCGCAGAAGAAATTCGTGCCCTCAATGCTCTAGCGCCAATGAATCTCGCATCATTGATTGCAAATTCACAACTATCAGAAAATAAAGATCCATTATCAAGTATGGAAATGGTTTCTGCACTAGCCGAAGATAATACTAAAATTCTTGCAGGATTACTAGCCTGTCAGAAAATGGCAGAAGCAGCCGACGAAGTTGGTCTTGGAAACTTCTTGCAAGATCTATTCGATCAACACAAGAAATTTGGCTGGATGTTCACTTCAATTCTAAAGGGTTAATAAAATGGCAGACGTAAAAGTTCCAGCAAAATTGCATTTAATGTCAAAAGCCGCTCAAAAGGCTTGGTACAAAAAGAATAACATGGAAATGCCAAAAGAGAAATCTGCTGCGCAGTCTGGTAAGATCAAACCTGCGGAAAAGAAAGTAGCAGCACCTGTTAAACCAAAGTCTGCTCGTGAAATCAGCATGGAACGCCAGAAAGCCTACTATGCCAAAGGCGGTCGCGCTCCTATCGGTGCAGGTGGATCAGGCGGCAGCAGTGCAATGGCTGGCGTCGGTCAAAGCAGCGCAAAAGAAATCATCAAGGGAATTAAGGCAGGAATCAATCCAAAGGTCGCCCTTGTTCGCTATACGCAAGAGCAGAAAGTTTTTGAGACAAATGGCGAATACAATCGTTATGGTCATCCAAAAGCAGGTTCAGTCGATATCGATCCAACATCATCAGATAAGCCACCAGTCTATAAAAAGAGACCAGTTGCTCGATATAAACCAAAAGTAGAAGAAGCAACAAAACAAGAAGCCGAAAAACTTCTTGGTGGACCAGTTAAGGAGAAACCAAAAATGCCAGCAGGAAAACAACCAGCAGAATATCGTTATGTTCGTAATCTTGCTCGCAAAGCAATGAAAGCAGGAATGAAGAAAGAAGAAGTTGAGCAGGTCGATGAAGCCAACATGCGCTTCGATTATGAAGCAGCCGCTCGTCCAAAGTCATCTGATGTCAAGAACTTCTTGAATCGCGATAAGAATCCTCGTGCTGCTGCCGCTTCTAAAAAGTATATTCGTCGCATGACAAAACTTGGTGGTCTTGGTCCAAATCAGACCAAGAAAGACACCGAAGCACACATGAAGGCTCATTTTGAAGAAGTCGCTGTTGATGAAGCCGCAAAAGACTGGCAAAAAGCATTTAGCGGTGTTGCTCAGAAAAATCTTCAAAAAGATATCGGTAAAATGAGATCAAAGGTTAGCCGCCTCAAGTATGTTGGAGCCCAACCTAAAGTTGATGCTTCTCCAAAAGTAACCGCTCAAAAAACTCAAAAGGGAATGTACTCAGAAGAAATGCAATACATCGAAGAAAAACTCACAGCAGCCGATCCAGCATCAAAGTGGATCAGCGATTTCGTTGCTTCTGACAATCCAAAGTTTGCTGGTAAGAGCAAGAAAGAGCGCATCAATATGGCACTCGGCGCTTACTATGCCGCAACAGGAAAGGGCAAACAAGCCGAAGAACTAAACTTCCAAGAAGCCAAGAAAATGGATGACATGGAAGATGATTATGAAGATAAAATGAAAGATGATGAAGAAGAAGATGATATGGAAGATGACGATGAAGAAGAAAAGAAAAAGAAAGTCGATGAAAAATACATGGGCTTCAAGGCAGTAATGGCATCAGCAAAGAAGGGTGGCGCTCGTGATCCAGCCGCTGTTGCTGCTGCAATCGGTCGCAAGAAGTATGGAAAAGAAAAGTTCCAGGCTGCGGCTGCTGCTGGTAAGAAACTTGGTGAAGGTATGGACGCAGTCGGTCGTGAAGATAAAGATATCGACAATGACGGCGATACCGATAAGACAGACGTCTACCTACATAATAAGCGTAAGGCAATCGGAAATGCCATTCGCAAGAAACTAGCAGCCAAGTTGGAGAAAAAAGATGGCGAATAAATTATCTGCGGCAGATCAAGGCGAGTATGATTACGAAGGTGACATGGCAATGTCACAACTCAAGAGCATCATCGCAAACGCAAAGCGCATGCATGATATGCTAGAGCCAAATTCAAATCTTCCAGAGTGGGTTCAAAGCAAAATTACTCTTGCCGAAGATTATATTTCAACCGCTGCTAATTATATGGAAGGCGAAATGAACGAAGAAATGAAACCATACGTGAAGGCTGCTCAAGCAAAATTCGATGCACAAACAAAAGCCCAGAATATGGGAAAGAAGCAAGCAGGAACTCTTGCTGCTCGTAAAGAACGCATCAAAGACAAACAAGCATCTGCCGCTCAAAAGGCGATTGATATTGTCAAGGGGCAGAAAAATAAGATCAATAAGGCACCAGAGGTGAAGACTGATGTTAACGTTCAATAAGTTTATCACCGAGGCTGCTGAAGAAACATTAGACGTTGATGCAAAACACGTTGAGGGGAACTTCGACGCAATCAATGCTGATCTAGACGTTCTCACAGAGAAGCCATACCAAAATGCTCCTATTTTCCTGAATCAACTTCGCGGAACATTAGAGCGTTATGGAATCCTTCTTCCTCAATCAGCAACTCAACAATTCTTGGATCTAGGTGCAGAATTAGATTATCTTCTCGGAGATTCTGGTCTTCATCTTTATGTCGTCTATGATACAGGTGAAGATGGATTTGTTGACGGTTATGCGCAGATTGTAACCACAGAAGAATTAGATTCTCTTATGTCTGTTGACGCCGAAGATCTTCTAGATAGAGAAGACGATGAGATTGAGATGCGTCCATCAACGTGGTATGCAAAACGCGACGATGATGCAGGTAATACTGACGAATATTAATCTATGTTTTTTGATGAATTGAATGATTCCAATATATTGTTATATGCAGCAAAGTGCTATGATAAGCCAAACTGCATTGATAGCGAATTCGATGACGACTATAAAAGAATTCGATATATCAAACGATTATTGCATCGTTATAGATTGACGGGCGAGATAAAAGAAAGATTATTGTTGAATCACTTGGTGATTATACAGAATGTTTTTGGAGTTGAACCAAGCACAAGAATGCTCTTTACAAGAGTTGATCCTCTAGATTATAGCGCACTCAAAACGTTTTTGATTTACACTTCGGCAATGCCAGAAAGAGTAAAAGGAATTCGAGGAGAGGATATTATTTCAAGCGATATTCAATTGGATCTAAAACTTGTATCGATCTTAAGAGAACTTTGATCATCCGAGACATACTTATTTTGTCCTAAAGTCAAGCAAAAGTCAATGAAAAAAATTAAACAAATCAAAGAAGAAATTGTAAACACTGTTGGTAGCGGACAGGTTGCTGGTCTTGAACCAGAAATTCCACCTGTACCAAAGGGTGTGACGACAAAGGGTAAAATGATTCGACGTAAGATGTTTGCAAATACGCAAGTCTTCGTTGTTTCCTCTGATGCGTTTAACAAAGCCAAACTTGGTAAAAAGAAATTCGAACACTATTCAAGTTACGTTGGTCGAGACGAAACTGGTGAAGCGATCCGCCAATATGCTAAAGAGAATCGCGACGCGCCTATTATTATTGAAGATGAATTGACTGGTGCAATGGTATATCTAAAATACGGGAAGAAAAAATGAAAGCATTAGCATTGTTTGCAACTGCTTTGTTATTAATCGGATGTGAAGATAGATATAGATACGAGTGTCAGGATCCAGCAAATGCCGAAAAAGCAGAGTGCAATCGCCCTGCTTGTGAAGTTGATGGATTTTGTTTTGATACACTAAATGGCTTGCCACCTAAATCACCAGTGGTTGAGCAAAGCCCAGTTGTTGAAGAAGCGGCAGAACCTGCTGCAGTTGTTGATGAATCTACAGGAGAATAATGATGTTAAAGGGTCCACGTTATACTGAAACAGAATTGATGGCTCGATTGAAATTTATTGTCGGTCTATCATTAGCATTTACATTGACGGGTATTGTGTTTGTAGTTCTCTACTCACTCATCTTCGTCACACAGCCAATGCAGCAATCACCAAACGACGCGAAGTTCTTTGAGTTGATTACGCCAATTGCAACTTTTTTGACTGGTATTTTATCAGGCATTATGCTTGGTAAACAAGACGACAAGAAAGAAGAACCAAAAGCAGCAGAGCCACCAAAGCAAGAAGAAATCCTTCCAGAGCCAATGAAAGAATTGGTTGAAGAAGTTGAAGACGAAATTGCTTGAGGTGAAATATGAGCCTAAAGTCGTTACAACAAAAAATCGGGATTGCTGCTGACGGTGCTTGGGGTCCAGGCACTTTTAAAGCAGCAATGGCATTCTATAAACTCTCACCTGTTCGTGCGGCACATTTCTTCGCACAGACTGCTCACGAGACAGGTGGATTTAAAGCGTTTTCTGAGAATCTGAATTATTCAGCAAAGGGATTGAGGGGGGTTTTCGGAAAGTATTTTCCGACGGATGCTCTTGCTGCTCAATATGAAAGAAAGCCAGAGAAGATTGCAAATAGAGTTTATGCATCACGTATGGGCAACGGAAACGAAGCATCTGGAGACGGATGGCGTTATCGTGGTCGCGGCGCGTTACAATTGACTGGTCGTGACAATTATAAAGCATTTGCTGATTATTGCAAGCGTCCAGATGTAATGAGCAATCCAGATCTTGTTGCTACGGAATTGGCATTCGAATCTGCGATGTTTTTCTTCGAACGAAATAAACTATGGGCAATCTGCGATCAAGGAGTGACAGATGCTGCGATATTATCCCTTACTAAGAAAATTAATGGTGGTACTCACGGCTTGGCGGATCGCTCGGATAAGACAAAGAAATACATTGCGTGGGCAACAAGCGCAGCACCAGCAGCCGCGCCAGTCGTAAATCCTGTTACGAAGCCAGCGCCAGCAATTACTGCAGTGACACCAGATATGCAGTTGACAGAACACTTTAAACTTAATGAGTTTACAAAGTCAGAAACTGCGATGCGTAAGAGAATTGATAATACACCAGGTCCAGTCCATGCATCAAACCTCAAAAAAGTCTGTGAGAAAATTCTTGAGCCAGTTCGTCGTCACTTTGGCAAGCCTGTTCGTATTAACAGTGGCTATCGTGGTGCCGCTCTTAACGCTGCCGTCGGTGGAAGCAGCAAGTCTCAGCATTGCAATGGAGAAGCCGTAGACTTCGAAATCGATGGTCTACCTAATCCAGAACTAGCAAAATGGGTTTCAGAGAATTGCGAATTTGATCAGATTATATTAGAATTCTATGATCCGAAAGAAGGACCAAACTCTGGTTGGGTTCATGCTTCCTATTCTGAAGGAAAGAATCGCAAGCAAATTTTAACTGCAGTGAATGTGAAGGGTAAGACTGTTTACAAACCTGGATTTGTAGTGTAATAATATGAAGACACTTGAGGAGAAGAAACTCCTTGTTCAAATGATGAAGGCATTTGGGCAACCAGTCGATGAAGAACTGGTTGCTTCAATTCGCCGCGAAGAAGAATTGAATGAGAAGTTTCTTGGAATCAAAAAAGTCGAACCACCTGTAGTCGAATTCCCAAAGGTCGAGATTGTTGAGGCTGTTCCACCACCTCCTGCGCCACCAGCAGTTGAATTACCACCAAAAGAAGAACTTGTAAAACAAGTTGCAAATGTTCTTGCAACTGCAAACGCTAACACAAGCGTATATCGTGATAAAGAAATTGAGGGAATGCGGCGCACCATTGCGGAGATGATGCAAAAGATCTCAACAATGTCATGGGGCGGTGGTGGTACAGGTATTGTTCGTGTGTTTGATGCAGACGATTTTGATCGTAACTCAATCGCAAATGACAAGCAATTTGTAACATTTCGAAATGGCTGGTTTCAGATGGATTATATCAATCCAAAAGAAATCGTTGCGAATACCACTTATGTAACTTCAAATACCTATCAAGTTACAAATGATGATTATTATATTGGTGTAAATGTTGCTTCTACAGTAACAATTACATTACCACCAGCAGCACAAGTATTTACTGGTCGTGAGTTCTATGTCAAAGATGAATCAGGTAATGCTGGCGCACCTGCTCGGTTTATTGATATATACCCAAGTGGTTCGGATAAAATAGACAATCATAACTATGTTCGCCTTCAGGTTGATAATGGCGGACTCAAATTCATTTATCGTGATGGCTGGAGAGTAATCTAATGTCTCATTTATACAATAACAAAGTAGATTTTATTGACGCAAACAAAGATGCATTTGGTCGTCTGCGAACCTCTCAACCATATACACTCAACGATTATTATTTAACTAAAAGCATTGATACTCAATTTCTTGTTAATACTGCTAATGGTGGTGATGTTCAGTTTAACACAAGTAGAGCCTCTGCGAATCTAACCACAAATAATGCTACAAATGCAGTATCAATTCATCAATCCAAGATGTACCATAATTATATGCCTGGAAAGAGTCAGGTGATTCTTACTAGTTTCAATTTACACGGCAATACTGAAAATGTTACAAAAAGGGTAGGCTATTTCGATTCAAATAACGGGATTTTCTTAGAACAAACTGGAAATGGAATCCTCAACTGGGTTATTCGATCCAATGTAACTGGATCACCACAAGAGAGAAGCATTTCACAATCTCAATGGAATATTGATACCTGTGATGGGACAGGAAAAAGTGGATTTAATTTAGACGCATCTAACACACAATTGTCATTTATTGACTTTCAATGGCTTGGCGTAGGAACTGTTCGTTGCGGATTCGCGCATGATGGCGACTATATTATTGCTCATGAGTTTTATAACTCAAATAATTTAGATACTGTTTATATGCGAAATCCAGATCTTCCTGTTCGATACGAAGCAAGAAATACAGGAACAACTATAGGCGGTGTTCTGGAACAAATCTGTGCCACAGTGGTTAGCGAGGGTGGATATATCGAAGCAGGTCGAGATTGGGCAGTTCAATCAAACGCTAAAGTTATTGCAGCAGGAACGACACTACCAGTTCTTGCTATTCGACTCAAAAACACTTTCAACAACCAACCAAATAGAGCCATTTGTAGAATGAAGGCGACTGAAGTCTTTACGACTGCAGATAATATTCGATATCGCGTTCTAAAATTACCAGATTTGAGTTACCTTTCTATCGGAGCGAATAATTGGGTTTCTGTTTCAACAGAAAGTGCGGTTGAGTATATTAGCGAAGCCTATGCATACACAGACGGAAGAGAATTCTTGAACGGATTTGCTTCGGCAACATCACAAAACGATCAGAAATCGGCTGCTGGTCCTGCAAATATTCAGGAAGGTCCAACAGCAAGAAGAAACTTTATTACACAAAATTACGATAGTTCGAACTCTGAAATTTATGTCCTCGCAGCAACGAATATTGGAACTACAACAACGAATGTTTATGCTGGATTTAGTTGGAGAGAAGTTTATTGATGAAATATGCCACAATCCTGTTTTTGGTATTGTTTGGATGCGAATTGAACAGTAAACAACGGGATTGGCATGACTGGAAAGATACTGAAAAAGCCGAATATATTGGGTATACAATTATTAATTATGCAGATTTTAAACAAACAGAACTCTGCATAAGTCAGAAAGTTGTTAGTCCATGCGAAGAAAAAAATCCATTATTCGGTAGCCAACCTAATGATGCGACTATCGCTGCTGGGTTTTTATTGGGTCAGGTTGGTTATTACATGATGATTAAATATTCTGATGATTATCCGATACTAAAACATGCCAGATGGGCTGTGTTGGGCTCTAAAATAGCCATAGTCTGGACTAACGATGAAAGTGGAATTCGAATAAATAAGGTCTGGTAAATTATAGAGTTTTCATTATTAAATTTGCTGATTGTTTCGTAATTAAAACAATTAGAGGATCAATAATGAAAAAGTTACTCGCAGTTTTCACGCTGTTGTTTTCTGCAGCAGCATTCGGTCAAACGACCACAACAGTTTCAACAGTAAACTCAACGTCTGATGTGAACACAACATCAACGACGACAAATACAAACACGAACAATAACACGAACGTTAATACGAGTACTGAGACGACGAATAATACGAATCTCAATACGAATATTAACACGAATAATTCGACTTCTACAAGTACGAATACGAATAATAACAATAACGTAAACACGAATAATTCGACGTCTACGAATACAAACGTCAACACCAACAATAATAATATGTCTGGTGAAGTGACGTATAACAATAATAACAATACAACCTCGACGAATAACAATAACAATGTGAATACGTCAACGGTGAACAGCACGAGCACTAACAATAATAATAGTGTCTCGACGAACACCAATGTGAATAATAATAATAGTGTCTCAACGAATACCAATGTGAATACCTCTACGAATACTAACAACAATGTCAGTAATTCAACGAGCCTAAACACGAATAATAACAATAATGTGAGCACTTCAACAAGCCTTAATACCAATAACAATAACAATGTAAATGTGTCAACAAGCACAAATACGAACAACAATAACTTGTCTGGTGAAGTGACTTATAATAATAACAATACGAACAATACGAATATCAATTCAAATAACGTAAACACAAACAATAACAATAACGTTTCAACTTCAACGAACACGAATAACAATAACAACGTTTCAACTTCAACAAATACAAACCTGAACAAGAACGATAGCACAAGTGTTAACACAAACAATAACAACAACGTGAGCGTGAGCACATCAACTGCTGTTAACAAGAACGAAAACGTAAACAAGTCTGAAAGCACAAGCCAAAGCAACGTAAAAACTGAAAACACAAATACGAATATCAATCGTAACGAAAACATCACAAAGTCAGAAACAACGATCAAAGCCCCACCAGCAAGTGCTATCGCTCCAATGATCTCAACATATAGCCAGGACGTCTGCGTGTCAGGCGTTTCTGGCGCTGTTCAGACTCAAGTGTTCGGTGTTTCTGCTGGTAAGGCAGTCCGTGACATGAATTGCGAACGCTTGAAACTATCCAAGACCCTATACGACATGGGCATGAAGGTTGCTGCTGTTTCTCTAATGTGCCAAGACGAGCGTGTCTTCAAGGCAATGGAAATGGCAGGTACACCTTGCCCATATATGGGTAAGATTGGTAAGGAAGCAACCGAGCAGTGGACAGGCAATAAAGAAGAACGTCCAGACTTCAAGAAGAAGTGGTGGAAATTCTGGGCAAAAGAAGAACAAGAGAAGTCAACTGATATTCCAGCAGCATCAGTAGGCGGCTAATGAAGCGACTTTTCGCGCTACTTCTATTGGCAGTGGCTCCTGCGTTCGCGCAGGAGTACACTCCTGGTCCGTATATTCCACAATCACCACCCACTGGTGAAACAGAGAATATAATCTACACTACATTAAATCCTCCACCACCAGGAACAAACTTTACTTGGACTGGATTCATTAATTTGAATACAGGTGGCGGTGGTTTATCAGGTGGTAATATTCCTGCCTACAACGGTCAAACAGGAACTTTTATATTTGGCTATGCTCAAGGCACCGTTGATTATAATTTGTTTGGTAGCAGTGAGTTGCCATCAAAGGGAAATTTGATTGATAGTTTCAAATACAGTTGGGAATATTTCAACCAAGAGTTTAGCAGAGGAACATTGACTGCTAACATTAGATTTTATGACCCAAACAATAATATTTTAGAAGCACACAATTTCCAATTAGGGCAAACCACTAACGGTTGGACATTATTTGGTGGTGAGATAAACTTTGACAACCCATATGATATGTCCGAAATTGGACGAATCCAAATTAGTTTTACGGGTAAAGATGATCGATTTTGGGCTGGTTATTATGGTCCACAGGTCAGAGCCCTTGATTTAAGTTTAACATATTCTGCAGCACCACCTCCAACAGATTTTCTATACTGGAAAAGACTGGCTGGCGAAAATGAATTGTTTACACTTACCGAGCGTGGCGTTGTAAGATACGGTGCTGATGGCGTTTACATTTATCAAGAATTTGAAGCAGGAACTTATGCTTGCACAAACGGCGACTGGGGTAGCGATCCAATTGGCGGTGTTGTTAAGAGTTGCGAATTCGGTAGCAACATAGCACCGCCTGTTGCTGAAGTCAATTGCGTAACCGATCCAACTGATCCAAGTTGCATTATTGATAGCATAACAAACGATGCAGTTGATGAAACAATGCTTGCTGATACAGGATTCGATAGCGGTTCCGATGACGGATCAGATGCATTTACTGAAGATGAAGAACCAGCAGTTGATCCAGTTGCTGAAGAAGTGTTCGTTGCAGAAGAAATTGCCTCTGAAGAAGTTGTGGAAGAAAATATTGAAGAATTACTTGCTGATGAAGAAGCAACTGATGAGGAAGAGGAAGCCACTGCAGTTGAAACTGTTGTTGTTGCTAAAACATTAGAAAATGAAGAAAAGGCATCAGTGCTTTCTGATTCAATTTCTAAAGACGTTCTTGAAGCGGCATTGTCAGTGGCTGCTGATGCAACTGCTGCAGGAAGTGTTGCTGGCGAAACAACGTCAACTGTTGCATCTTCTTCATCGTCAACAAGAAGCGCAAGCGAAACTTCTGAAACTGCAGTTGCCGAAGTTTCATCATCAAGCGAAACAACGAGCGAAGAAATTGCTGTTGCTTCAAATGAAGGTGATGCTTCTGCTGAATTGTTGGAAACAGGTAGAGTGTTAGGGCAGGAAGCGTTAGCGGTAACTCTTGCTGGGACTGAAGCATCTGCAAATGAATCAGTGGCAGAGGCTGAATCAGTCTCGGCTGCTGCGGCTGAAACATCAATGGTTGCCGCTGATAGTTCTATCACAACAACACAGTCAGAAGAAGTCGTTGTTGCGGAAGAAACTCAAACTCAAGAGTCAAACGTTGTAGTTGCTGATGTTGTCGAAACGACAACCGAAGCCGTAGTTGCCGAGGCAATTGTACAAGCGGAAGCGTCTGCTGAAATGAGTTTTGATGTTGGCAAAGAAATGATGGCTGAGAACGCACAACAAGTGGCAACAGCAGAAGATCAAGAGGCTGAAGCATTAAACATTGTTGCTGCCGCTGCTGCATCATCAGAGCAAAAGTTTGATGATGAATCCGCAAAAGATGCTGAAACTACAAACGCATTGGTTGACCCAGCACTTGCTATGGCAAATACATTTAATCAACCACCAAGCATGATGAACCTTGAGATTCTTGGTGTGTTGAAACCGATTGAAAAATCAGATGCCGAGGTTCGTGCTGAGCAAGTTGTTGCCGCAAACAAAGAGCAACAAGATGCTATCAATGCAAACTATATGGACGCTGATCAATCAGGTATTGTTGCAGCAATTGGTGCAGAAGTAGATGTGAGTTCTTACCTATCACAAAGACTAACCGATGTGCCATTTTACAAACCTGAAGACATTTATAAAAACATAGTCATAAAGGACAATGTTCGTGGTTCGTACTTCCTTGAGAAAGGAAACACTGATACTTACAAACGTATGGTCGAGGAGCAATACAAAGATGAGTAATTTAGACGAGAAAGTAGATCAATTAGAAGCCGCTGTTGATCCAAATACAGTAATCAGCATTGGCGGTTACAGTTTCACACCAGCAAAACTTATGATCGCTGGTGGTATTGTATCCACGGTTCTTGGCGGTCTTTATGGAGCCTTTGAGTTCTATAAAGATTACATGGATATGAAGCAACAGATTCAAGAATACGTTGCCCCAGATCTTTCTGCAATCAACGAACGCATCACCAAAATGGAAGAACGTGTTGATAATGCAGTCGTAATGGTCGACGAAAGCGGTGATATTCTCCGCGACGTTCGTTCAGATCTAAAGGGTGATATTGATAGCCTGCAAGCCGATGTTGATGCTGCAGAGCGTCGTAATCGCGAGTTGGATAAGGAAGTGCGTGGATTCGTCGGTGTAACAGATCGCGAAATGTCAGCCCGATTGAGAACGATCGAACGCGAAACAGACGCTAAATTGAAGGAATTGGAGAAGAAAGTCGACGAAAAGATCCAGAAAGCCTGGGAAAATCCATTGGCTAAATAAGGATGATGGAAACGTTATGTCTCCGAAATGCTCCAAAGCGATATATTGTGAGTATAGGGAATAAGGTTTTACTTGTAACGCATGACTATCGTTTTGCGATACAAGTAGAGCAAGAAATCGTCAGGAAAAAAATTACTGACGCTGCCACACTGACAGTTGGGAGACAGAAATGAATCTATTAGAGAATATTAAGTCAATGCTTTCAGATGGAGTCAATGGCTCTATTTCCTCAAAGCGTGTGATTACGTTTTTGGCAACCTTTTTGGTTGCACTCGCTTTCGTACTTAATTTGTTCTGGGACCTTACAGTAGAACAATTTATGTATGATTCTATGATGATGATTGTTGTGGCTGGACTTGGTACTACTGTTGCGGAGAAATTCGCTAAAAAATAATAGGAGATGATCATGGGTACGTTACTTGTATTACTATTAGTTGTTGTTGGCGGTTGGGTTGCCTGGAAATTATGGAAGAAGCCAGACGCAAACAATGATGGCGTTGTTGACCATAAAGATGTTGTTCATACTGTCGGTGAAGTTGCTTCTGAAGCAAAAGCCGAAGCAGTAGAGGCTGCTGGTAAAGTAGTCGAGAAAGTGAAGAAGGCTCGCGCAAAGAAGGCAAAATAATGTTTGTCTTTGAGCCATTTGCTATTCCATTTATCTATCTGTTTAAATGGTTAGCGGAACTCTTTCTTTTAATTTCAAATCTTGCGTTTAGCGCATACTCTGCTCTATTGGGTTGGAGCATGTGGCTAAACGACAAGGTTGAAGCCAACATTTGGTCGCGAGATTAATTCATGCTTATACCATTACCATATAAGATCCTTGCAGTGGTTCTTATAGTCGGCGGTGCATTTGCCGCAGGTTATAAGAAAGGAACTGATGCTGGCGAAGTCATGGTTCAACAGGCTGCGAACGAAGCAGAGCAGTTAAAGATTGAACTTGAAAAAGAACAAGCCAACATCAAAGAACGTGTTGTCACTGAGTACGTTGACAAGATTAAAGTTGTGACTCAAAAAGAAACAATTTATCGCGACGCTGCTCAACAACAAGTTCCTGGTAAGTTTAATCTTACAAATGGTTGGGTATATCTGCATGACACAAGTGTGCAGGGTCTAGAACTCGATCCAGAAAAGACAACCGATGATACTGATTCAGTCGTCAAAGACAATCAGGCTCTCGGAACTGTTCTTGGCAATTACTCTGTTTGCTTGCAGAATGCTCAGCAATTAGTAAGTTTGCAATCATGGATTCTTGAAACCAAAGCATCCGTTGATAAACAAAATGCTGATCGTGGTTTAGACATTAAACTTCCTGACATGCCAAAGATGCCATGGAAGAAAGGAGAAGCGCAATGAAGTATCTAATTGCACTTTCTTTTGTATTTCTTGCTGGTTGCGGGAATCCACTAACTCGTTTGGTGCCAAAGATTGAAATGCCTGAGCCACCAAAAGAATTGATGGCTCCACCTAAACCATTGAAAACAATTGTCCCACCTGCATCACCTGCACAAAATGTCCCACCTGCAGGACAATAATATATCCTATATAAGACACTTAATGCGCGCATGGAAGTGGGCGTTTGTGTTGATTATACATGGGCTGTTTCCGTTCATTTGGGAAACGAAAGTGAGTGATGAAATCTGTAAAAACAAAAACAATAAAACCAGAGCATACTTGCTTAAAAACCAATACGGGATAGATGAAAATGGTTGATTTCGAGAACAAACTCAGTAAAATAGAGACTGAAGTCGCTGCAATGAGAGAAAAGATTTCTTTCTTCTCTGTAATCTATGAAAAGTTTGATCGAACTCTTGACAAACTTGAGAAGCAGCACAATGACGAACTCCGCGAAGTCCATAGTAAGATTGAAGAAATTGAAGTCTCAATCATGGAAGAAATCAAAGCACTTCGTCAAGAAATGAAAGAACAACATCAAATTGAGAAACAAAAAATTGAAGATCTCAACAAATGGCGCTGGCTGGTGATGGGCGGTGCTGTTGTTATTGGTTGGATTTTATCAAGAATGGGATTGCCTTTTGAGATAAAGTAGTATATAATGATTGATCCGTTGGTGAATTTTTATACATTATGTCCGTTTATATTGATAGAAAATTTCTTGGTTTTGTATCATCAAAGTTAGAGCAGTTTAAGCAAAAGCAAACTGATCTCTATAACTTTCGATGCCCCTATTGCGGTGACTCGAAGAAGAACAAACTGAAGGCGAGAGGCTATGTTTATCGCAAGTCCAACGACTACTTCTTCATCTGCCACAATTGCGGCAAGTCTACGACGTTTGCGAAGTTTCTGGAGCACGTCGATGGTACAACCTATAAGCAGTACGTCTTGGAACGATACGCAACTGGTGAAACAGGACACCACAACTACAAGAAGCCTGATTTCGAACAACTCAAGGGAAACGCCTATTCCAGATTCCAGTCTACTCTCGACCAGTCCAGAGGAGATCCAGCGCCAGTTGAAAGCCTGGAGAGAACAACAAGAGCGTTTGCACATTATAGTATAGTAAATCTTCCTGAAGAGCACTATGCTCGAACCTATATAAAAAAGAGAAAGGTTCCAGAGAAATACTGGGAAGAGATTCTATTTGTTCCCAAGTTTAAAGATTTCTTGGATTCCGAGTTTCCAGATCACGGTAAAGAAGAGGTTCCAAACGACGACCGTATTGTGCTCCTTTATACTAACGAAAAGGGAGAAATCACAAACGTCGCAGGAAGGGCTTTGTCTGATACCAAGATCAGGTACGTGACTGTAAAGGTGTCAGATGAGAAGAAGGTGTTTGGATTGCACCGTGTACGGAAAGAAACTAGAATCTACGTCGTTGAAGGGCAGTTTGATTCATATTTTCTCCCGAATTGCGTTGCCAGTGGCGATAGTAATTTGGGCGGTGTGGCTGCAATTTTTCCAGAACTAGATGTAGTTCTTGTTTATGATAATGAGCCTCGCAATAAAGATATTGTGAAGCAGATTGAAAAGTCAATAGATAAGGGACACAAGGTTTGCTTGTTTCCTGCGAGTGTGGTTGGAAAAGACATCAATGAAATGATACAGCATGGATCAACAGTAGATGAAATAAAAGAGATTATAGATAAGAATACCCATAGCGGTTTGTCTGCTAAAATGGTATTCACGAATTGGAAAAGGTGCTGAGATGAATCTATCAGATCAAGGTTTAGAAATTGTTTTAGATCCAATCGTACAGGTTCGCCTTTCGCACTACAACAACATGTGGTTTGTTGAGTACAAGCGCAAGCCAAAATATTTCTTTGATAAGTGGTGGTGGTTTGACGACAGCACACATGCCGAGTATAATGATGCATACGTTAGAGCGCAAACGCTCGCGGCTCAAGGTGGCACAAAGGTAATCAAGCCAAAACAAGCACAAGTATTTAATGTAATAGGCGAGTAATCATGAAAGTAAAATTGATATCATATAGCAAGCCAGTTCTTGAGGGATTGGATACGCCAACGGACCTTGTTGCTTTCTGCGCAAGAGTGTCCAATCCCTCCAATCAAATTAATTCTGAAACATCAGAAAAATTGATCAAGTATCTGATCAAGCACCAGCATTGGTCACCACTTGAGATGGCAACCATGTGTTTGGAAATTGAAACAACACGTGACATTGCACGTCAGATTCTACGTCATCGCAGTTTCTCTTTCCAAGAATTTTCTCAGCGTTATGCTGATCCTGTAAAGGAACTTGAATTTGTTTTGCGTGAAGCGCGACTTCAAGATGAAAAGAATCGCCAGAATAGTGTCAAGACTGACAATTTCCCATTGATCTACGAGTGGAACGCTCGACAAAAAGATATTATCGAACTTGTAAAAGTTCACTACAAATGGGCGATTAATAACGGTATTGCAAAAGAGCAAGCACGCGCTATTCTTCCAGAAGGATTAACTATGTCTCGTCTCTATATGAGCGGAACGTTAAGATCTTGGATTCACTATATACAACTCCGAAGCGGCAACGGCACTCAACTTGAGCACATGGAAATTGCTAAAGAGTGCGCTAAAGTTATCGCTGAGGTTTTCCCTCTTTCAACACAATTTATCGCAACAGAATAACAAGGAGCAAATAATGGCGACAAGACTTCCGTCCATTTATCAGGACTTTATCCATATTTCCCGTTACGCACGTTTCAATGACGAATTGGGTCGTCGTGAAACATGGGATGAAACCGTAGACCGTTATATTAATTTCTTTAAGAATCGCACAAACGAAAATAAAGCAGTTCCTTGGGATGAATTGCGTTCAGCAATCCTAAACTTGGAAGTTATGCCATCAATGCGTTGCTTGATGACTGCTGGTCCTGCTTTGGAAAAAGATCAAGTGGCTGGATATAACTGCTCCTATGTCGCCATTGATACACCAAAAGCATTTGACGAGATCATGTACATCTTGATGTGCGGCACTGGCGTTGGTTTCTCTGTTGAGTCAAAGTATACAAACAAACTACCAGAAGTGCCAGAAGAATTACATGAGTCAGATACAACTGTTGTTGTTGCCGACTCAAAGATTGGTTGGGCTTCAGCATATCGTGAAATCATTTCTCTTTTGTATTCTGGAAAGATCCCAAAGTGGGATACATCAAAAGTTCGTCCAGCAGGTGAGCGATTGAAGACCTTTGGTGGTCGCGCTTCTGGTCCAGAGCCACTTGTTGACCTTATCAAATTTACTCTTAACATTTTCCAAAAGGCACGTGGTAGGAAACTATCAACGTTGGAGTGTCATGACATCGTATGCAAGATTGCTGATATTGTTGTTTGCGGTGGCGTTCGCCGTTCTGCTCTCATTTCTCTCACCGACCTCAACGACGACCACTTGCGTCACGCAAAATCTGGAGAGTGGTGGAAAAATAACGGACAAAGAGCATTGGCGAATATTTCAGCAGTGTATGACAAACAAGTAGATATGGACACGTTCATGAACGAATGGCATGCATTGTACATGTCACGTTCAGGTGAGCGTGGTATCTTCTCACGTCAAGCATCACAGGCTGTTGCTGCCAAGAATGGTCGTCGTGATCCAAAGCATGAGTTTGGCACAAACCCATGTTCTGAAATTATCTTGCGTCCATTTGAATTCTGCAATCTCTCAGAAATCGTTGTTCGCGCAAACGATGATGTTGACTCATTGAAGCGTAAGGCTCGTCTTGCTACGATCATTGGTACACTCCAATCAACGTTGACGGACTTCCGTTATATCAACAAGCGTTGGAAGAATAACTGCGATGAAGAAAGATTGCTTGGTGTTTCCTTGACAGGTATCTGTGATAACAAGTTGCTAAATAAGCCATCACAGAAACTGGCAGATGCTCTTGATGCAATTCGTTTACAGTGCGTTGAAACAAATAAGGAACTCGCCGATGCTCTTGGTATTCCACAGTCGGCTTCAATCACTTGCGTTAAACCTTCAGGCACTGTTTCTCAATTGGTGGATTCCGCATCAGGCATTCACCCACGTTATGCTCAGTTTTACATTCGCCGTGTGAGAGCAGACATGAAGGATCCTCTTGCCACGTTTATGATTGGCAAGGGATATAAGGCTGAAGAAGATTTCTACAGCAAGTCAAATTGGGTGTTCTCATTCCCAATGAAGGCACCAAAGAACTCTGTCACTCGCAATGACATGACTGCGATTGAGCAGTTGGAACTTTGGAAGATCTATCAGGATCACTGGTGTGAACACAAGCCATCAATCACCGTATACGTTGGTGATGATGAGTGGATGGAAGTTGGTGCATGGGTTTACAAGAACATCTCAATTCTTTCAGGTGTTTCTTTCCTCCCACGCGACAACGGTTCATATCGCCAAGCACCATACGAAGAAATTGATGAAGCGAAGTACAATGAACTTCTTGCGCTCCAAAACGTTGATATCAACTGGGTAGAGTTTATGGAAGAAACAGATACAACGACTTCAGCAAAGGAACTTGCATGCTCCGCTGGAGTTTGTGAGATCTGATCTATAACACGAGGGTCAAAACAATGTCAGTAAATATACAAAACATGTCAGAAGATGCTTTTTTGAAATTAACGCCAGAAGGAAAGGAAGCAAGAATTGCCGAGCAATGGGCAACTGAAAAGGTAACAGAAATTCTAGACTGGCGTGTGAACAATCCAGAAAAGGCTGCTGAGTGCGCTAGACAAGCAAGAGAACTTACTGCCAAGTGGTTGGAAGATCGTAGAGTTATGAGAGAAACCAACCTTGAAGCATTTGTTGCAATGGTTAAGAATGAGGCACCAGGAAGTAAAGATCCTAGCAGACACACATATCTTGAAGAAAGAAAACTTGTAGTTGCTATGAGGAGAGAAGAAGCCATTGCTAAAAAGAATGCTGATTTCGCAAAAGCACAGGCTGAAAAAGAAGCCGCTCGTGATGCTGAAAGAGCAGCAAAGGAAGCAGAAAGGCAAGCAGCCTATGCAGCAAAACTTGCTGAGCGAAATAAGAAATAATTTTGTTGTTAGTTGTTAATATATAAAAGGAGATAATTATGAAGAATGTTATTCTAGTTGGTTTAGTTGCTGTTGGTCTCGTTGCATGTGGTGCAAAGGAAGAAGCCGCAGTTGAAGCAGCACCTGCTGCCGAAGTTGCTGCTCCTGCCGAAGCACCTGCCGCAGATGCTGCTGTTGAAGCCGCTCCTGCTGCTGATGCTGCTGTCGTTGAGGCTCCAGCCGCTCAATAATTTATTTGGGGTGATTTGTGAAGATAAGCGTGATTACACCAACGCATCTTAAAAATGCGTTTATAACTGAACTATATCATAGTCTACGAACCCAAACCTATGCAAATTGGGAATGGGTTCTATTTTTGAATGGAGGAGCAACTCCAGATCAAATTGATGATTTTGTTAAATCAGATCCACGTGTACAAATCTACACAAGTTCAGACCCAAATACAAATATTGGATTCAACAAAAATAAAGCATTTCACCTGGCAACAGGTGAAGTGCTTGTTGAAATGGACCATGACGATCTTCTTACAGTAGATTGTTTAGAGAAACTTGCAAAAGCATATCAAGAAAATCCAGATGTTGGATTTGTCTATAGTGATGATGCGATGTGGTATCCTGACAAAGAAGATCTCAGTCAATTCACATCTGAATGTGGATGGACAGCAAGGGTCATTGAGTGGGAAGGAAAGAAACTGATTGCACACAATAGTTTCCCACCAACAAGTCGCTCAATGTCATTTATCTGGTATGCGCCTGACCATGTTCGTTCCTGGAGAGCGTCGTTTTATAAATCAATCGGTGGACATAATCCAGAATTAAGTGTATGTGATGATCATGAACTCATGATTCGAACATATCTCAATACAAAAATGCACCATATTCCAGAAGTTTTATATCTGTATAGAATAACTGGACAAAACTCTTGGTTGCTTCGAAATCAACAAATCCAAGATACGACAAGACAATTGTTTCAACAATATGCTTGGGATCTTGCATGTAAGGATGCCAGAGACAAAAGACTACACATTGTAGAACTTGGTGGCGGCATCAATCCAAAATTAGGGTGCAATATTAACATTGATCTTGAAGAAGGTAATCTCAAACACGATTTGAATGATGGTATTCCATTACCTGATAATAGCGTTGGTGTTATCTTTGCATCTCATATTCTGGAACATCTTCATGACAAACATAAGATTATGTCTGAGATTCATCGTGTGCTCGTAGATGGTGGGTGGGCATTTATTCAAGTGCCTAGCACAGATGGTCGCGGCGCATTTCAAGACCCAACGCATGTGAGTTACTGGAACGAAAATTGTTTCTGGTATTACACAAAGAAAGAAAAAGCACGATTTATTCGTAATGATAAAATACGTTTTCAAGCATTTAAACTAGATACATTCTACTGGGA